ATGAGGGTAATAACCAGCATTTAATATTTATCAAAATAAATTACAAATAAACTTTCTTATTTAGAATGATTATAAATTAGGTAAAAGTTTTTTTATCTCAATTATTTAAACGACATTTGTAATGTATTAATCACATAACAAAAATAACAATGAAAAATTTTATTAAAAAAACAGATGCAAGACTACTATTAAAAGGGGTTTCAAGAGAGCAATTTACTGAAAACTTTGGAGATTACGAATCTATAAAAGGTTCAAAGTCATACAGACAAATAAGCGAAGTTGTTAAATCTACGGACAAAGCAATCTTTATATCTGCACCTACTCATCCTGAGTGCAAAGAGGGTTTCTGGATGCCTAAAAGTGTCTGTAAATTTAAAATAGAAGAGCATTATAGCGACAATAGTTTGATTAGGATTAGCATCCAATTTCCTTATTCTTTTACTCCTCAAGGAAAAGACGAACTTAAGAATAGTGGAATATCTGTTGCAAATGCTTTAGCTAACTTCATAACCAAAACTGGTGGAGATGTATATTGTAACGCATAATTAAATAAATTAACAAGGGGAGGAAACTCCCCATAAAACAAACACATTATGAAAAATAGAATTGAACAAGGAGAAATTATTGAGTTAACGAATGGATTAGATGAGATTACTTTATTTAAAGGGCATCAGAATAGATTTTGTTTAATGTTAAACTGTAAAGTAATTAAATCTACTATTAGCTTTAAACCTATCCAAGATAAATTAGATACATTTACAGATTTAGAAGAAATTTAAAAAAATTAAAAACCAATAACAAGATGACAAATTTCAAAATTTACAAAAGAACTGCTGGACACTTCAAAGTTGAGGTGTTAATTAACTACGAATTCAGAGGAGAATTTGATACAACAGACTCAACACTTATAGATGATATTTCAGACTGGTTAGATGGAGCAACAGAGTTTTTAAACTTTGACACAAGAGCAGAACTTGAATTTAATGTTCGTGAACTTGCTGGAATTGTAAGTACAACAATCGGAGGAGTTGATTTTAGTGATAGTATTAACCAATTATTTAATTTATAATTATGAGAGATTGCGAAGGGTGTAACGGAACTGGAATTGTAGACGTAATGAATTGCCACAACCAAAGCAATGAATGTTGTGGAGGTTGCTACAAGGATGCAGAATGTGATATGTGCGAGGGTTCTGGAGTTTGCAGTTTCTGGAGTGCTATCGAAGAGGAATTTAGTACAATGGTCAAAGACTGGGATTTAACAAAAGAAGAACTACAAATTTTAATAAATAATACTAATTTTAAAAAACAATAACATATGGCAATATTTGAACAAAAACACTTCGGAACTCCAATAAGCAAGGAGTTGAGTAATTACATAATATACAATTTTGAAAAAGGAGATATCAAGGAAGTTGCTGAAAAGCATTATTACAATCCTTTGACATTAACTGCAATAGTTAGAATGAACAGAAATCTAACAGAAGCAAATGCGCCAATGGTAATAGATTTATTCAGAAGGTGCATTGAAAACTACAATAGCAACAAAAGAACAAAAGAAAGTATTAACGATTTAATCCAGAAAGCAATATGATAAACCCATACATTTACGCTGGAACATTCAAGAAGTTTGTTCCTTTAGGAAAGCTAACCAAAGAAGAAATATTAAAAGTAATTTGCAGAGAATTACAGATGGACTTTGACGAAGTGAAGAACAGAAAAACAAGACTAAGAGAGTTTGTTTATGCTCGGCAATTATACTCTTACTTTTGTAAGGAGTACACAAATGAAAGTTTAGCAAAAATAGGTAAATTCATTAACAAAAATCACACAACAATTATCCATTCAATCAATCAAATAAAAGGATATTATGATTATGATAATGTAATTAAGAATGATGTTGACAAGATGAACAATGTTTTTAAACATAAGGTTGTTAACCATACTGCTGACAAAAGAGAAAGGATTGCTGAAGAAATTATTTTGAAATACCAGAATTAATTTATATATTGAAAAATGGAAAAAACAATTTACAATTTAGTACGAAATTCAATAGATTATGATATAGGGGAATACTTCGTTAATAAAATAATTAAACAGATGAACAATGATGAGATATTGAACTTGGCAAGAGCAGAATTGAAACTTATTAAATATCTTGTATTTATTGAATTAGACAACTGGCACTATTGGAAAGACAAAGAACAAAGATTAATAGAACTAATAAAAAACCTAAACAGATGAAAACAACACTTTACGAAATCAAAAATGAATACTTGGAACTTATAAACCAGGTAGAAGAAATGGAGGGAGAAATTACTCCAGAGATTGAAATTAAATTGAATATCAATCAAAACGAATTGCAAAACAAAGCTATTGCTTATCATTCTGTTATTCTTTCAAAAGATGCTTTTAATATGCAAATTGATAATGAAATTAAAAGGCTTCAAGGTTTAAAGAAAAGAAACAATAGTCTTATTGACAATCTAAAAAATAGGCTTATCGGAGCAATTCAAATGTTCGGAGATTTTACAGTTGGAACAAATACTTTTGGACTTCGAAAGTCTGAAAGAGTAGAGGTGGAGGATGTGAACCAGTTGCCAAAGGAATACAAGACAATAAAGGTAACGGAACAAGCTAATAAAACTGAAATCAAAAAGGCTTTGAAACTTGGCAAAGAAATTGAAAATGCCTATATTGTAGAACAATTTAATCTAAAAATCAAATAAGATGAACAAGGAAAAACTAACGGTACTATACAAGAAGTACCAATTAACTGCTGATGATATTTACAAGCACCAACATTATCTAATCATTACAAGAAGTGGAATTGATAAGATACAAGGGATTGAGGGAATAGAAATACATTACGAGGTTATCAACTGCGAGAAAGATTTTTGCGTAGTTAAGGCGAATGCTTTGAAAGATGAAACTTCAATACAAACTTTTGGAAGTGCTTTAAAAGGTGCTGATTTTAAAAGTGGAAATACTAACACTTGGTATGTTATGGAGATGGCAGAGAAAAGAGCAATGAGTAGAGCAGTATTAAAGTTGACTGGATTCTATGAACTTGGAGTATTTGGAGAGGATGAATCAGAAGATTTTAAACGTAAATAAATGCCAAGATGCAAGATTTGTAAGTTGAAATTTGATGCTCGTTTCTTTAATCAAAAAACTTGTTTTGAAGCAAAATGTGTTTTAGAATATTCCAATAAAATTAAAGTTGAAAGTTGGAAGAAAGAAAAGAAAGTTTTAAAAGAGAAACTAAAAACTAAGTCAGATTACGTTAAGGATTTGCAAAAGGAAGTAAATAAGTTTATCAGGAACAGAGATAAAAACAAACCTTGCATAAGTTGTGGAAAGCCATTGATAAAGAAGTTTGATGCTGGGCATTACCGAAGTGCTGGAGGGAATCCAGAATTAAGATTTGAAGAATTGAATATAAATGGTCAATGTGTTTACTGCAATCAGCACTTACACGGAAACCTTATAGACTATCGGATAAGATTGATTGAAAGAATTGGAGTTGATAAGGTGGAATGGTTGGAAAGCAAACACGAACCAAAGCACTACACAATTCCAGAGTTAAAAGAATTAATAAAAGAGTATAAATTAAAAAACAAATAAAAAACAAAACAAGATGGAAGTACAAGGAAAAATTACTAAGATTTTAGATAAGCAAACTGGAACTAAAAAAGATGGTTCTGGAGAATGGGTAAAACAATCATTTACTTTAGAAACAGATGAAAAATATAACAACCTTTATTGCTTTGAAGTGTTCGGAGACGAAAAAGTTGATAACTTAAACAAGTATAACAAAATTGGGGATTCAGTTTTAGTTGAGTTTAATGTTAGCACTAACGAATGGAAAGGAAAATATTTCACAAGCCTTCAAGCGTGGAAAGTTATGAAAGCTGAACAATCTACTCAACCAGTTGGAAGCTCTTTTGATGAAGTTGCAAGTACGAATGATGACTTACCTTTCTAATGGAAGCACATAAGAAACTCGAAATACTATCAAGAAACGGAATCAAAGTTTATCCAGTACATACTTCTATCGGTTGGAAGATTGAAGTTGATGTTAACGGAAAGACTAAGAAGTATGATAAGGTAGTTTACGAGAAACAAATTAATAACCGAAATTGGGAGAAAAACCCAATAGGAAAAACGATTGATTTATTCGTTGAAAAATTAGGTTATAAAATAAAATAAGTTTACATTCGTGAATTGATTTGCAGTCCAAAATATAGGCAAATTAAAAAGAAATTTACACAAACCTTTACAATGAAGATAGCTTGGACTCTATTGGATTTGTGGAGGTTTTTTTATACAAAAATTATGGCAAAGGAATTACCTTACTTTCAATTTGAACCAGCAGAATACTTAGCTGGTAATATATCTTTTTGCTCTTTAGAAGCTCAAGGATTATTTGTAAACTTATGTTCTTACTATTGGCAGAGAAGTTGCCAACTTACAAAAGAACAGTTTTTAAAACGACTAAACTATGCTGATGAGTTTGCAGAGTTAGTAGAGGAGAATATTGTAGAGTTGCAAGAAAATAGAATAAGAATTGAGTTTTTAGATGAACAATACTTAAAAGCTACAAAAAAGAGTATTATCAATAGTATCAATGGTTCAAAGGGTGGAAGACCAAAGAAAGAAAACCCAATCAAAACCCAAAAGAAACCGAAAGGAAACCCAAAAGAAACCGAAACGAAAGGCATAAGAGAAGATAAGATAAAAGAAGATAAAATAAAACCTTTCTTGGTTTGGTTTAACAACCAAAAGAAAAAACATACTGGAACGGTTGGAAAATTTAAAATGCTATCAAAGACAGATAAAAATAATTTTGCTAAATTGCTCAAAGATTACGACTATTCAGATTTTGAAGATGCAATCCCAAAGATGTTCGCAAATGAATGGGCAAAAGAAACTAATAATTTAACTCCTACTCACTTTTTGAGAAACGATAATTTTAATAAATATCTAAATACTGAAATAAAGAAGGAGGTTGTAGGACTTGGATAACTCTTTTAAGGTACTTTTTAGCTTATTTAATAAACTTTAATATCAAAACCAACACAATATAAGGGAGTAGTATTTTTAATCTCTTAAAACGCATAAAATCAAAACACAAATGAAAACAATAAACAATGAAATTCTCGACAAAGTAATTCACTTTTGGAGAAATGGAGCAGAACCCCCACTTAATTTAGGGATGGGATGCTTCAATGAATACTACGGTATTAAAATGGGAACGGTAACAGATATTACTGGCTATCCTTATTCTGGTAAAACTTTACTACTCAAGGAAATTCTTATAAACTCCTACTTAAAACACAATTTAAAGCATTGTTTATACTTACCAGATGATGGAGATACTCTGGAGATAATTGCAAACCTTACTCACAAACTTAGTGGAAAGACTTTTGATAAAAAGTATAAAAATAATCTAACAGAAAATGAAGTTTATCAATATGCTACTCGGATTCTAAATGACTTTGTAATTGTTTCAGATGACAATGCTATAACTCCAGTTGAGTTTTGGGAAAAGAGTATTGAAATGGGTTGTGATACTGCAAGTATTGATTCGTGGAATGTTATGTCGCATCCAGATTCAATGGGAACTTCTTACCTTGCTAAAACTTTAAGCACAAGAAACAGACTTGCTCAGGTAAACAATAAACACTTTTTTACTATCATTCATCCTAAAAACCCAACTTCGGTAAACTATGACAGAAAGACTGGAAAGTTAAAAGAACCGAGTACATTCGATTTAATGGGAGGTTCTGAGTGGAATAATAATGGAAAGAATATAATTGTAGTACACAAGCAAGAACGTGAGGGAATGGAGTATGAAATCCACATAAAGAAAACCAAGCCAAGAATAGTTGGAATGACTGGAATGGTTAAGATGAACTTCGATATTCCAAGTCAAAGGTTTTACGAAGATTCAGGATTTGATAAACAATTCTTTTATGATAACGGATTTATCCAAGAAAAACCTTTAAATTTAGCAGAGGTACAAAATTCTTTTGAAAATAATAACGAAACACCTTTTTAAAATGGATAGACTATTTGAGAAAATACTACTGATAGGGCAAATAAAATCCTTTGAAGTTTACATAAGCGACTTTGTAAAAGATATTGACGAAAGCAAACCGAATGAGAAATGGGAAAGTATCTCACAAAGATTTAAAGATAACTTGATTGTGTTAAATGATGCTACAAGAATGATAAACTACTTGGAGCAAGAAAATAACAACCTTTTTAAACTTGCTAAATTTACCGAGCAGATGGGAGAAACTATTTATAAGCTGGAAAACTTCGACAGATTGAAACGAGAAAACGATAGTCTAAAAAAGAATATAAAATAATTTTACTATATTTGCTAAGATGATTGAGGAAATTTATAATTGTAAAGTCTGCCGAAACTATGCAAAAAGCATAGCTGGAGAAGAACACGAAGAAATTTTTTCTTTAGCCATTGAAAAAATAATTCTCCAAAATCCTAAAAATGTGGAAAATTATAAGTCTTACTTCTATACGGTATTAAAGTCAGTTTACTTAGATTGGATAAAAGATAACCGATTTACTGAATTAGATGAAACAACTCCAGAAGAAAGAGAAGAACCAAATTACTACAAAGAAGCATTAAAGTTATTCCTTGAGAAGAAAACAAATGATGACGAGTATAAATTTTATCAGGATTTGATTTACCTATCTTTTGAAAATAGTAAACTTTCTCTATGTGATAAATTAAAACTAAGAAGAGCAGACTTAGACGTATATCTTGCTCAAGCAAAACAACTCATAAAAAATGAATACATTTATCTTATCAATAATTAGCCTTGCATTAATCTTATTCTTAAAGGATAGTTTAAACCTATTTTTTTACATTAAAATTTATTTAGGCTATCCATCAACAGAAGAAGTAAAGCCATTTGATTGTTACTTTTGTTTAATAATGTGGACTTTTATATTATTATCTTTATTTACTTTAAATATAATATTTATACCAATAGGATATGTAACTGCAAAAATAATAGACAAGCTATGGAATTAAAAAATTTTAAAGAGAAGCTGGAACAGAAACAAAAAGGAATGAACATTGCTTTATCTTCAGCACAAAGAACATTCTTATACGGATGCTATTATGAAATAACTGGAAGAACTGCAAACATTAATTGCTCCTCTTGTGATACTTATACCTACAAGATACTATTGAACTATCTAAAGATTCAAGAACCAACAGATAATACTATACAAGAACAATACTTTGAGAAGTTTGATAAGCCAGTACCGAACAGATATAAGAATGATGTTGAATGGATAAAAAGCAAACTATGAAAAAGAAAGTAAAAATATCAGAGGTTAAGAATAACCCTAACAATCCGAGACTGATTAAGGATGACAAATTTAAAAAACTTGTTGCAAGTATTAATTCTTTTCCTGAGATGCTGGAGAAACGACCAATAGTTGTGGATGAGGATTTAATGGTGCTTGGTGGAAATATGAGATTGAAAGCAAGTGCAGAAGCTGGATTAAAAGAAGTATGGATTGATGTTGCTGAGGGTTGGAGCGAAGAACAGAAAGCTGAATTCATTATAAAAGATAATGTAGGCTTTGGAGTTTGGGATTGGGATATGATTGCAAACGAATGGGATGTTGAGCAAGTAGAGGAATGGGGATTGGATTTACCTTTAGATTTTGATGATGGAGAAGAAATAGAAGCAGAAGAAGATAACTACGAAGTACCTGATGAAATACATACAGATGTTGTGCTTGGAGATTTGATTGAGATAGGAGAACACAGATTGCTTTGTGGAGACAGTACAGACTCAGACCAAGTGGAAAAGCTAATGAATGGAGAGATTGCTAATATATCATTTACTTCTCCTCCATATAATGCTGGTAAAAGTGAATCTTTAAGTGGTAATACTCATTCAGGAGATAATAAATATGATTCTTATAATGATAACCAAGATAAAAATGACTATTTAAATTTACTGATAGGATTTACAAACAATGCTTTATTAAATTCTGAATATTTAATTTGCAACATACAAAGTTTAGCTGGTAATAAAATAGCTTTAATAGAATATCTTAATCATTATAAAAACAATTTTATTGATGTTGCTATATGGGATAAAGGTCACGGAGCTCCTGCTATGGCTGAAAATGTAATGACGAGTAGCTGGGAGTATTTATTGTTTATTTCATCAAAAGAAAAAGCTTCAAGAGCAATACCAAACGGAAATTTTAGAGGAACAATTCCAAATATACACAGAGATAAACCACAAAGAAATAATGATTTTTCAAATGTACACGCAGCTACATTTCCTATTCATTTACCAGAATGGGCATTACAATTTACAAAAGAAAATGATGTTGTATTAGACCAATTTTTAGGAACTGGAACTACAATGGTAGCTTCACATCAATTGAAAAGAAAATGTTACGGTATGGAGTTAGATACAAAATATTGTCAAGTGATAATTGATAGAATGTTAAAATTAGACGATTCTTTAAAGGTTAAAATTAACGGAAAAGAATACGTTAAAACAGAGAAATAACAATGGCAAAAGAAGATAATTTAGTCAAGTTTAAAAAAGGTCAGTCAGGCAATCCAGCTGGTAGACCGAAGAAAGTTGAAACGGTTTTAAAAAATTACTTTTTTGATGAGCATAATTTAAAGTTAAGCAAAACTCAAACACAAGATATTATAAGAGTTATTTTGGGTAAAACAAGAAGTCAGCTTGTGGAGTTAGCTAAGAATGATGATTTGCCATTTTGGGTTTCATTGATTGTAAACAAAGCACAAAGAGATTATAAGAAAGGCTCAATGCACGTTCTGGATGTTTTATTCGATAGAGTTTATGGAAAGCCAAAAGAAGAAATAGAAACGACTAACTCAACAAATATACAATTACTGCAAAACAATCCATTAAATGATTCAGGTTACAACAGCACTGAACAAGATAACCAGTAGTGACAAAAAAATAACGGTGGTTCAAGGTGGGCAAGGTGCTTCCAAGACTTTCTCTATTCTTATGTTATTAATTGACCACGCTTCAAATGTAGAGGGCAGAGAGATTCTTATTCTATCAGCTGAACTTACAAAAATGCGTTTAACGGTTATCAAAGACTTTGTTAAAATTATGCAGATGTTCGGAATCTATCAAGATAGTAGATTTATATCAGGTACTCTTTACAGATTTAGAAACGGTTCTTTTATCAAGTTTATAGGGTTAGATAAATCAGATGTTGGAAAGGGGTTAAGAAGTGATGTGGCTTACTTTAATGAGGTAAACAAAATTGATTCTGAAACATACCGACAAGTGGCAAGTAGGGCAAAGAAAGTGTATGCCGATTTCAACCCAGATGCAGAGTTTTTTATTCATACTGAAGTTATACCGAGAGAAGATTGCGACTTCTTAAAACTTACTTTTCAAGACAATGAGATGCTTGATAAGGGAGAAAGGGAAGAGATATTAAGATACAAGAAACTCGGCTACAATGAGCAAGGGGAGGTTATCAATAAATACTGGGCGAATAAGTGGAGGGTGTACGGACTTGGAGAAGTGGGAGCAATAGATGGAGCAGTCTTTGAACATTGGGAAACTATCGAGATGCCAAATGATGCAAGGCTATTGTATTACGGTTGTGACTTCGGTTATGCTACTTCTAAGTTTGCAGTATTAGGAATATACAACTGGAACGGAAGAAAGGTTTTAAAGCAATTTGTTTACAAGACAAACTTAACCAATCAGCAAGGAGCAGAAGAGTTTAAAAGAATGGGTTATGGTGGTGGAGTAGTTTATTGTGATAGTGCCGAACCAAAGTCAATAAGAGAGTTACAGATTGCTGGAATACAAGCCGTAAAATGTGATAGCAAACAAGATATTAAAACCTTTGCAATCCAGTCATTGAACGAGCAGTCATTTTATGTAGATGAAAACTCAACAGATTTAATTGATGAACTTAGATACTACGTTTATGACGAAAAGACTGGTAAGGCAAAGAAATCAAACAGAGACCACTTAATGGATGCAATGCTTTACGCTATTGGTTCAGGAGATAAATACAACGGAAAATACAGATAGATGGAATTAAAGATAAAAAGCAGATTAAAGGATTTAGATTTAACCTACATAGATTGTTATCATTTTATCAATGAGGTGCAAGAGGATTGGAGT